TCACTTTGTTGGAGAGACCTTTTTCCCCTTTCGATTGCGGATGTACTGCTCGGTCATTACGACGGTCGTATGCCCAAGTTGATCTCTAGCCTGCAAAATATCGCCGCTTGACTCCGCCTTGTCCGTGCCGGCTTTAGCGCGCAAGTCGCGCATCTGGAACTCGGATTTTGCAACTCCGGCTGCTTCTCTGGCCAAGTCAAACCTTCCCCGCAACATCGCCACCGACATTGGCGTGCCATCCTCGGTAACGATCAGCCGCGTTGAGCGGACCTTATGTTCTGTCTTTCGGGACATGATTCGATCAATCAAATTCTTTAGCTCCCCAGTGATTTCGATTCGGCGCTTGGCGTTTGTCTTGCCCTGCAGCACCCATATCTGACCCTCTCGTACATCGCGCTCATCCATCAATCGAGTGTCGGTCACTCGTTGGCCAGTCAAATAGGCAAGGTCCATCGCATCCCGTAGGCCGGCGTCCGCTTTCTCGTGCACGCGCTTAAACAGTGCGTCCTCGATGTAGATGTCCCGCCCCGTCTCCTTGTTTCCCTTGATCCCTGCGCAAGGGTTGGCGAGCGCGGTATAGCCGATATCCCGGGCGAAGTTCCAGATTGCACTGAGCAGGGCCTTCTCCCTGTTGGCGCGCACCGGCGCGGCCTTACGCCAGGTCAGGTATTGGCGGACGTGCAGGGGCTGGATTGTTTCGAGCGGGGCCGGCGGGTCGTCGAAGAATGACATCAGGTTTTTCAACTCCCTGACGTTGTCCTTTTGCGTGGCTGGTTTCTTTGATGGCACCACGTCGACCAAATACTTCTCGGCCACGTAGCGGAAGGTGATCACCTTGGCCACCAATTCGGTGGCGGTGCGATCCCGTTCGAGTTTCGCGTACTCCATGATCGCCAGACCGTAATCGCTGCCCAGCGGAATTTCTTTGCGGTCTTTCCCGCCAGTGTCGTAGTAATAGAAAACCCGGCCGCTGGCTTTCTTGCGTTCTCGCAGTCGAGCTATGGAGCCGGGTTTACTTGGTCGTCGTCCCATTTCAGCTTGCCTTGCGTGATTTCCATACGGTTTTTTCGGGCTCGAACATGCCGACGGCGGTAACTGCAATGACAGTTACGCTTGGCCAGCCAGTTTTCTTGATGTTGTGCCTAACACCGTTTTTCTTCAGGTTGTCGATCTGGCCTGCCTTGGTCCGCGCACCGGTGAGCTCGATAATCTCTTGGGGCGATAAAAATTGAATGCTCATGAGTTGCTCCATGCCGCGGGTGGCGGCAGAGGGTGGGTGAGTGGAGGTGGCAGTTCGTTTGCTGAAGGCGCCAAGTCGGCGGCTGTTGCGCTGATGCTAATCAGCGTCTTGCGGGTCCGGGTGAAACCGGGTGAATCGGTTTTCGAGGGGGGCATGGGGATGTCCTTCGCCGATGATCGGCTACAGTTGATAGGTCACTGATATGGAGATCGAATATGAAGTGCTTAATCTGTCAGGCTGCCGCCAGGATTGTTCAAGCGCCTGGAGACTGGTCAGAGGTCAAATGTTCAGCTGGTTGTGGACACTTCAGGGTTTCAGCGAACCTTGTTGCGAAGATGAAGTTCAAGAAGGAGTTCTTCGATATCGAACGCACAAGGCGATGGCTCGATATGTCCCGGAATGAGGGGGCTGTGCCATTGATATCGACCTACGATTACAACGTTTCCTTACTGCATCGGGATGCAGAAGAGAGATCTACCAGCCTGCGGAATCGTTCTAGAAAGTCGGTAACTTCAGATTAGATAGAAGTTCTTACTTCGATCTGGCGAAGTGCATGCTGCACGGCGGTGATTACCGGCTTCATCACCGTCGTGCGCTCATCCTATGTCGGCGCGACAGGTCGGCAATCAGCACCTCCAGTCGTGCACCTTCCGAATGCTCCCTGCCAGGGAGCGTTGCCACGGTGTCGCAGTTCATCAGGGCTGCGATGTCGCGGCGCATGCAATCGTTCCAGGTTCCGCAGCCGGGGTTGAGTTCGCACAACACCGACCTGCGACCCTCCTGCATGGCGACTACCGCCGTGGTACCAGCGCCGCCCTCTGTGACCGGATGCGACAGGGGTGGTACTTTTGTTGTGGGTGGGATATTAATCTTTCAGGTCGGCATGGGGTCGGTTCAAGGAGTTGGAATGGTCAGTGATCGCGAAATTGCACTTGAGCAGGCGCTTGTAGCAATTATTGGAGCAGCCATCGAAAGCGGGCTTGATGTAAAAAGCCTGATTGACATCGCGACAGCCGGCTTACTTGGAAATGCTTCATACCGCTGGGCTGAACATCCGCATGTATCAAATGCCATTAAAGTGATGATTGATGTATATGATCAAGTCAAGTAGTGGGCACTGCGCCAATGCAATAGCTAGGCCGTCAGATTTCGACACCGGTCTTGGCAGACTCTTCAAACTGTCGCTACCACTTTTCCTTAACGACGATTTCAGGTTGCGACATGCTCGCAAAGCGGGCGGACTCTTCGGCAGGCACGGTTGCAAGGGTGATCAGGAGCGTTGATACAGTCTCCTGGCATTCCTTGAACCTGTGGCGCTCGCCCAGTACCTGTCAGCCACATCTCAGCAATCAGGCGCCGCCCTCCGTGACCGGGTGCGCAGCGTAGTAGCGAAATAATGCTACATGGTCTACAAAGACATAGTCTCAATTCGTCCAATGACGGACTCAATCGGAGCATGTGCAATGGATTTCACAAGAGACCCAAACGATTTCCTCAGTTACATCACCAAAGTCAAAAGGGACTGGGATCGTGCTTCTTCTGAGTTGCTCGACCTCGTTGAGCATTGGCAAGATTTGTCGATGAAGCATTTCGCAGGTATGACTTCAATAGCTGCGAAGGAGCGCAGCATCGAGGGAGAAGTATTGGGTAAGCAGTTTTCCATCGAGATCAACCCAATCTCCCTGGATAAAGCTGGGCTGGCAGAAGCTGTATTGTTCTTGCGCCAAGTCGGAGGTTCAAAATCGGAATTGGGTCGATTTAGCGTTCGTCGTGATGGAGCGATTTTAAGCAGCGATGGTTCGGTTCTCGTATATCCGCAAGATGATCACTACAGCTACCAAATATTCACCACAATCATGCACGCTGTGATTGAGGCGCCCACTCCAGTCGATGCCGAATAACCGTCAGGTGTCATCGCTGCAGCCGCGTAACTCGTCATGCCTGTATGCCCGTTCCAATTTTCGCGACACGTTTTCGCTGATCGTGATTTCGTGTCGCGACATGTTGGCGAATCGGGCGGGCTCCTCGGTGGGAGCCGCTGCTAGGTTAAGGATGAAGGTTGACACCGTCTCCTGCTATTCCTCGAAGTCGTGGCGCTCGCCCAGCACTTGGAGCGCATCTGCCAGCGCCTTCGACACAATTAGCGACCGTTTCTCGGCGCCGATCCGGTCCAGCAAGGCTTTCTCCTTGGCGCGCTTGTTCCGCTGGATATCCGCGTTGCTCTTGGCCATAGCCTGTCTCTTCAATTCTTTGGGCTGGTAGATCCAGCCATGTCTGTCGTCGGCGCTGGCGCACCTGGTTGCTGATGCTTCTCATGCTGCCCTCTGTTGACTCCAGACACCCACGGCGTCGAACACCCGTGCGGCCTGCTCTTCAGTCAGCGATATCTCGGCGGGGATGGCGATCCAGCCCGAAGCGACCCGATGATTCGGATTGCTCTCGGCGACCAAGTCCTTGTAGGTTTCCTCGATCACGTCTTCGAGGTGCGCGGCCAGATAGTTGCCTTGGGGAGCAACCTCTACTGATTTAGTGTAGCGGTGCCCATTCTGATCGCGGCATTGAACGCTGATATAGATCGTCCAGCGGTGGGGAATGTCGCAGACTGCTTTGGCCATACGCTGTCCTGGCGGAATGCTCGTGCAGCTCTTCCTGTTGATCATCCCTTGGCGTCCGCTGGGGTCGATGTGGACCACCGCGACGTGATTGGCATTGAGCAGTGCCCGGCTTGCTCGCTCTATCCGGGTACGCATGTTGTTGGGCTTTCGCTTTTTCATAGCGTCACCGCAATCTGGCGATTGGCCTTTGCTTCAAACTGCATGGCGAGTTCGTGAGCGGCCTTGTAGTCGTCACGGAAGGCGCGAGTCTTGCCGGTGGTGCGGTCTTTAATCTGGTACATGCCGATACTTTTCCCATTGACTTGAAAGCGCACCGGTTTGGATGGCTCTTGCCGATCAGGGCGCCCGCATAGCAAGACTTGTGCAGCCTTGGTTTTTTGCAGTAGCACACCGAGTTCATCGAAGCGCTCTTTAAATGATGGATGCATGGCTGATCCCTCGGAGTAGGTTGCGTGTATTCGTCAGCACTCCTACCACCTGCTGGTCGCCATTGGGCAGAGAAGGGTGCTAGTTGATAAAAGGCAGGCGTAAAAAAGCCCGATCGGAACCGGGCCATTGTTTGCGTCACGAAGACCAGCCTATGTGATCGCTGGTGTTGCCATCGGGGGCTTCGATAAGCTTGTCAGAATGCGCTGCGTGATTTCTTCTCTATGAACTGCGACTTCCTTGGGCGCGCTTGTCCCGATGCGTACCTGTTGGCCGCTCACTCCGAGTACTGTGATCGTGATGTCATTGCCTATGTTGATGCTTTCACCTGCTTTACGAGTCAAAATCAGCATTGTCCATTTCCTTGCGTTAGTTGGTTTCCCAATGCCGCCTTGTAAGAGGCGGCATCAGTGAAACGTCACTGCACTACGCGGATTTCATTGCGCGGGAACCACGCCCCTTCAACCAGAACCATGCAGCCTACAAAGGCGGCGTAGCGGGTCTCTCGGTCAGTCTGGAAGCCGTAGTAGGAGCAAGTGGCCCGAGAGGCTACGTTACTCAGCAACATGCAGCCCACGATCAGTGCCAGCAGGATCAGCAGAACCTTTGTCGCGTACTTCACGCCTCGATACCGTAGTCAGCCAGGCGCAGGCCGAAGTGCATGCCTATTTCCTTCAGCACCACCAACTCTGCTGGCTCGATCTGACCATCAGCCTGGGCAACCGCAAGAATGTTGACGAAGGCTTCCTCCGCGTCGGCCGGAACGTTTTTGATGTCGGCCAGTTCCCGCTTGATCGCCAATCGACCTACTTGAAAGTTGGCGTTCAACTGGCCTGTAAAACGATTGATGGTTTCGGTGATCTCGCTGCCGAAGTGCGTCAAATTCGGGTTGGAGCGAATCAACTCATCCAGCTTGGAAACCTCGCTGGCTTCAATCTCACCATCAGCCGCAGCGACCAATAGGCCGCCACCGACAATGGCCTGCATCAAGTCGCGGTTAACGACCTTCTTCATTTCGGCTTGGGCGTTGCCGACTTGTTTTCCGAAGAGTTTTTTCATTCCGAACATGGTGTTTCCTCATACAGGGGAGGGGATTTCCCACATAGCCCTGCTGCCAAGGCTATGAAGTGAAATCTGATTGGGCTGTCAGCGGGACTCAGATACGGCGCACTTGGGTGGGAGTCGCCCACGCCGGGTGCGTTAGTCTTTTTGCGGCTGACAGCTTTGAATCGATTGGGTTGTTAAAGAGCGGCGGGTGACCCCGTATTGCCGCTGTGATTCACTGCGACGGGTAAATATTGCCGCCGGGGATATTTAAAGTCAATGCCGCCGGAAATATAATTTCGGCCTATGAAAAAAGCCCGTGCTGGACGGGCTTGCTTTGGGCTAGATATTTGCGGGGAGGTCCCAAGAGATACGCGCGGCGCAGTCATCTTCTCGACGCACTAGTACGTGTTCGGTTTCTGCTATCTCTTCAAGGAGCCGTTTCCAGTCCTCAAGGCATTCATCTGCTCCCTTGCAAATGACTGCCGTTTTTCGTTTTTGGGCAGCGGGGGCGCTGATGATTTTTTGGATGCGGAGTCCAAGAAGCTCAAACGAATTTGACGGTGTTGGTTTGTTTTTTGGCTTTGCCATAGCACTGCTCCTTTTTTGTATGGATACACAGTGAATGGCTTGAACCCTAAGCGCTAAAGATTAACGATTAAAAACAATTATTTAACAGAGAAAAGCCCGCAATTTGCGGGCTTCAGGAGAGAGGTGTCCAGGGGAATTAGAGACAAATCGAAGGGCTCAAATTTAGATTCTGCCCAGCACCTTGCTGGGGGCAAGAATTGCCCCTACGTAATGGATTTTCTCGATATCAACCCGAGCTACTGTCAGCCGCTCGCCGTAAGCCGAGTTGATCGACATGAGGCTGACCTCTTCTTCGGTCTCGAAGAGAAGTTCTTTAACCATGCTTTGTCCATCAACGGTGGTGACCATTACATACTCACCCGGCACTAGGCGGTGATTGGGTTCGCAGACAGCGACCCACCCGCTACGGATCGCTGGTGCCATTGAGTCACCCTTGAGCCGGAGTGCGTAGGCGTTCTCATCTCTGGAGTAGGTCTCAACCCAGCCAGCTGCCTGGTCAAGGCTTGTCCAATATCCCTCACTGCCGAGCTGTGCGGTGCCTTCGATATTGATTCTGCGAGGTGAGGAATAGATGGGGGGGCCAGCCTCGACATTGGATTCGAAGCTGGACTTCGCCATTTTCGCAATCTCATCAGCCAGTCGAGGGCTGAATGACTCCACGGGCTTGGAAATCAATCCGGCAATTGCGCTAGCGACTTTCGCATTCAGTGCGTTGTAGCCGTTCAGGTACGAACTGACGGAGCCCTGATTTATGCCTAGGGCATCTGCGATCTTTCCCTGAGTCAGGGCGTCACGCCGTGACTTGCCTGTGTTGAAGGCATCCACAGCCACTTTGAGCGCCAAGCACTCTTCTTTTTCCCAGTCTTCGAGTTCGCGTTTTTTCATTCCACGATTATTCCTAGCGGCGATATTTAATCAAATGCCGCCGGGCTTGATTAATTAAATTCCGCCGGAGATACTTGGTGGGTGTTTAACAAAGGAGATCGGCGAGATGAGCCGAAAAAGTCTGGATGAGTTTGCTCGTGCACGCGGGCAAACCAACGCAGCAAATCTGCTTGGGATGTCCCAAGGGTCGCTCAACAAAGCTCTGCAGGTTGGCCGTGACATTTTTGTTACTGAGCACGCAGATGGCTCTTTCACAGCTGAAGAGCTCAGACCATTCCCGGTCCAAAGCGCAAAAAGGTCGCGTCGCCGGATGCTGCCCATTTCATGAGCAAACTTTGAGCGCAACGGCGCCGAGAGAAAACTAGACGATGAAATCGCCAGTGCTAGACACCCGTCGCAAAGCAGTCATTGCCTCTGCCAATGCATTCCCTGGCGGACTTGCATACGCCTCTGACTTTCTTGGCGAAGAGAATCTCAAGCGCTTCAAAAACCGGATTTACGAGTCGGCAGGCGTCAAGCCCCTCACCGACGATGAGGTCTGCACGCTTGAGACTGAAACCAAAACCACCTTCTTGCCGGACTACATCTGCGCGATGTACGGCGGCGTATTTGTTCGTCTGCCTGAGGTTGGTGATCTGGACAACGTAGACATGCACCAGCGCTCGTTACGTACTTCTGTGAAGCGCGGTCGGGTTGACCAGTTTCTTGCCCTGGCGCTGGAGGACGGCGAAATCACGGCAGCGGAAGCCGCAGAGATTCTGGCCTTGCATGCGAAGCACTTGGCTGCCCGGCACGAAGAGGTGACCGCACTGATTGAGTTGCACAAATCGAAACGCCCAGCCCGACCGCCAAGCGGGAAGGGTTGATATGCAGTTCACGATCACGATCAACCAGGTGAAAGCACTGGAGTGGGGGTTGAACTCCCAGCAGGCGTTGCTGTTTTCGTTTGTCTACGAGTGCCCTAGCTGGGCAAGGCCAATCAAGACCGATAACGGGATTTTCTTTGCCTTGAGCAAGGCAAAGATCGTGGAGGAATTGCCCTTGCTCACCGACAAACCAGATACCGCATATAGGCTTCTCAAAGGGCTCGAGACCGCCGGGCTGATCGAGCTATCCCACACGTCCAACATCAGTTTGTTTCGTTTGACCGAAAAGGCCAAAGAGTGGAATCGCAAGTTAGATGGGTCGGAAAAATATCCGACCTCTGAGGCGTTTGAGGGGCGGAAAAAAATCCGATCTACCTCGGAAAAATCTCCGAGCAAGGTCGGAAAAATCTCCGAACAGGGTCGGAAAAAAATCCGAGGAGGGTCGGAAAAATCTCCGACAAATCAGGGTACCAGTAATCAGGGTACCAATCAGGTAACCAGTAATCAGGAGAAGCAGCGCGCTAACGCGCCAGGCAAATCGCCAAAGTTTGACCCGTTGTTGGCTAAGCCGGAAAACGTCAGCGTCCAGGTTTGGTCCGACTGGTGCCAGCACCGCAAGGAAATCCACAAACCCCTTACCGCCAAGAGCTGTGAGCAACAGGCCAAGGCCTTGGCGAACCATACAGCCCCCGATTCGGTGCTGACTCTTTCGATCAGCAACGGATGGACGGGGATCTTCCCCGACAAAACGGTCAGCCCCGCACATCCACTCCCGACCAGTCGGCACTCCGGCTTCGACACTCGCGATTACAAGGCCGGTACCAAGGAGAACGCCAATGGCACCTTCCGTCTCTAACTTCGGCGCTTACATGGACCGCAAATTCGGCGTCATCGGCCGTCAGCCAGCGAGCTGCCTGGACCATGGCGAATATGAGGCGGTCATCCTCAAGGGTGGCAACCTGTCTGGCTGTCCCATCTGCGCGAGCAACAAACGCGACATGCAAGAGCTGGCACGCAAGCGCTCTCAGTTTCGGATAGTTCAGCAATCAAGCGCCCGGATTCCGAAGCGTTTCGCGGAAAAGACATTTGCCGATTTCGTAGTGTCGAATCCGGCCCAGCAGATTGCCTTGGATGCGTGTACCGACTACGTCGACAACTTTTCGAAGCATCGCCGGGAAGGTCGCTGCATGTTGCTGCTGGGGAAGGTCGGCACCGGTAAAACCCACTTGGCCATTGCCTCGGCCAGTCACCTGATCAACGAATGCATGGTCAAGGCGATCTACCGCACGGTGGGCACGCTCATCGGCGAGATTCGGGCGACGTTCAATGAGAGCTCTGGCGAGTCCGAGGCGCACATCTTGCGTGAGGTGATCGGCGCGGACCTGCTGGTGCTCGATGAAGTCGGCGCGACCAAGCAGAGCGAGTTCGAGCTGGCCACTCTGTTCAGCATCATCAATGGTCGTTACGAGCAATGCCGTCCGACGATCATCGTCAGCAACCTGTCTCCCACCGAACTGAACGACGCCATTGGTGCGCGCTGTGTCGATCGCATCCGCGAAAACGGCTGCATTGGTGTGGCATTCGAGTGGGAATCTCAACGCGGTAAGGAGGGCTTCTGATGAACGCGGCCAAGCAACAAAACATGCTCGCCGGGCAATCGTCGCTCGCCCGCAAAGTATTTCAAGTCGTGCCAATCCAGGAGCGCTGGAGTGCTCACGATATTTTCAATTCGTTGATGGTTGCCGAAACCACGGGTGCCCAGTTTCCGGCCGTACGTCGCGGCCTGGGTGAGTTGAAGGACGCAGGTCTGATTCGCGAACCCGTTAACGGACACTTCCAGCGCACCGCCATCACCATCACGCCTCAGAGAGAACAAAGCATGTCGAAAGATACCAAGCCGGCCATGGCTACTACCAAGAAACCTGAGGGTAGCGCTCTGGATACATTGGCGGTGCTGTCTGGCGAGGTCATCAGCTTTGCCGAAGAGGTCGGTCAGCGCATGAAAAAGCTCGCCGCGCGTATCGAGGAAGTGGCGTTGTCCGTTGAGGCTGAGCGCGAGGCCAATGCTGAAGCACTCGACAAATTCAAGCTCCTGCAATCTCTGCTGAAGGGGGGGTGATGGGTAATTGGACTGCCGTGGTGAAGACCCTGACGGTTAAGCTGTCGGACGCCGAGATCGAGCGAAACGCCAAAAAACTGCACGTCCGCGATCTGCGTGATGCGAGTCATCCGGCGTTGCATTTTCGCTTCGCAAAGAATCGTTCTCGTGGCTCTTGGTACTTGCTCAGCAAGCGCTCCTGGCACCGTATTGGTGGATTCCCGGATCTAAGCACCAAGCAGGTGGTTGCGGCGCTGCCGACTGTCCGTCTTCGAGTTGCTGCCGAAGAAGGTTCGACCGTTTCGAAGTGGGTCACGACCGGTGAATTGCTGACCTGGTACGCCGAGCGCATGGCGCGTGATCGCAGCTTGTCTGAGAAGCGCAGGAAGACCGGCGCCTCGATGATCAAGTGCCACCTCATGCCGCGCCTCGGTGATCTGCCACTGACCGACATCGACAAGGCCACCCTCGATAGCGACCTGATGTGGCCGCTGCAAGAAAGCATTTCCATCGACTACGTACGTTCGGTGTTCCAGTTGCTGGCCCTGTCCTTTCGGCAGGCGTTCAAGCTGGGCCTGATTTCGTCAAACCCGATGACGGGTATTAAGTTCAATGACTTCTCCAAGGCCAAGGTCGGTATCAAGCCGTCTCGGTTGCGCGGCACCCAGCTGCAAGACCTGATGACGCGCTTGCTCGGTGCGATGGCGAACAACCCGGGGGATGGTCTGTTGGCGCTACTGATGCTCTGCCACGGCACGCGGATCGGCGAAACCCGGCAGGCACGCTGGTCACACATCAGCCTGGCCGAGCGTGAGTGGTTCATTCCTGCCGAGCACACCAAGACCGGCGTCGAGCATCGCCTGCCGTTGACTGAGCAGGTGCGCAAGGTGCTCATCAGCTATCGCGAGATTCAGCGGGCCAAGGGGTATGACGGTCAGTTCCTGTTCCCGTCTCGTAACGGCAAGGCACTCAGTGAAGGGCAGGCGAGTGCCGTATTCGTGCGGCTGGGGCAGGGCGAGTGGACCAGTCACGACTTGCGCAAGTTAGCGCGTACTGGCTGGGCCGACCTCGGCATTGACCACCTGATTGGTGAGCTGCTGATCAACCATGCGATGGGCCACAACGTGAAGGTGTACATCCAGTCGGACGTGATGGGGCGCAAGCGTGATGCCCTGGAACAGTGGCACGCGCATCTAGATCAGAAGGGATTTGAGCAGATTCATATGTTGACCAGCGTTAGATCCGGAGATTCCGGTAATGCGCTGGAAGCCACAGAGAATAAGGGCTGCAAGGCCACTCAAGAATCAACCATAGGCGAGGATTCAAAACATGCAGAAAGGGCAGGGGCTTGGCTTTAAGAGGCAGCGGATCGAGCTTGACCCCTGCCCGACTTGCAAGGGTAAAGCGGTAGTAGAAGGGGTGTTTTACGAGCAGATTTGTACTGCTTGCAACGGCTCAGGTTGGGTTGTTTTGGGAAGCAGGCTAGTACTTTCTTCGGACGAATTAGTGACCCAGTTGAGCTTCAAATTGCAGTTGGCTCAGCGCGAAATAGAAGTGCTCCAGCAGGGCGTGTCGATATCCGGCCCCGCCGAGTACTACCAACAGAACAACCGTCGTGGTGCCGGCGGATCAAATTACACAGGGGATTGAAAGCATGATGATTCGCAAGCCGGCAGGCCGACCTTTGGGCGATACCGAGTACTTGTTGGAACAATGGGGGTGGTGGCGGATGGACGGGGCAGGGATACCCAATTACACCTCACCAACCTTTGCGCTGATGCGCCAGGCCATTCCGCAAGTGTCGCCGAGTAAAAATTATTGCATTACCGACGACTGGGCAATTGCTATCGACAATGCTGTGGCCAGGCTTGCGCATCGTGATCAGCAAATGGGCGATATTATTTGGCTGTATTACGGCGCTAAATGGCCCATGGCCCGCGTTGGCAAGCACTATGGCATAAGCGAAGGGAAAACGCGGGAATTGGCGAGAGCGGGAGCGGCATGGATCGATTGCGCTGTCGATGCAATGCGTCAAGCCGCTTAATCAACCGACCACCTGTTTGCAACGAACTTGATCGAGAAGCTTCGATGCATTGCCCGGCGCAAAACGACCCAAAACAGCCCTTCGTTAAGGGCTGATATCGGCCGATTCTGGTGAAAAAGTCGGTTCGCCCAAACAGCCTGGTCATTGACTGGTTAAAACGCCTTTTTTGCACACTGCTACGTGAAATCTGAGTCCGGAAGCCTCTGTCGAAAGTAAAGATTTCAATCTCGGACGCATACTTTTCTGCTGCGGAAACCATGGTCGACTTTTTCAACAGAATCGGCCAATAGCGGACGCTCCCAAGCCGCGACTGAAAAAGCACGAAAACCATTAACGCAAAAAGGCTGCGGCTATCAATTCGCAGCCTTATGCATTCAATTAAATTTCGGCATCAATCGGAACCAGTTTTGACAGCGCAAATTCGTAAAGAAACCGAGAACTGGTATAGGCTGCAAAATCATGATAATCATCGGACTTTTCCGAATCTCCAAAATCACAAACCGACTTAATTGAAAAGCACAGCGGTTTTGGGTGAGAGGCAAATTCAGCCGCCGCGAACACGGAATAGCTTTCCATCTCAATGCCGATCAGATTTTTGTGCCGTTCTTTGGCTTGTTCCATGATTTCAGTAGACTGTATTACTGATCCGCCGCTACCCATTGGTCCAATTATGACTTTTGGAGGGTGGTCAGGTCGTTTATGGTCGTAGTTACGCCATATTCGATCTATTAGTGACTTGTCATCACCTGCAGCTTTGAGATCCGTTCTTAACGAGTCATTCAGGCGCCGTTGATAAAGGGCAGGTAAAAACTTTGTGCGGGATTCGGCTTGCACATAAGCAAGTTTACCACTACCCAAATCAAAACAAGGATCAGATATCAATATATCGCCCATCGCAGTTTTTGATTTCAGTCCTGCACATATTCCAGTGATACCAAGATACTTAGGTCTAAAAGTATGGATCAGCTTCGATGCGAAAACTGCAGCGGACGGCATACCCATTTCCGGCGAAGCAACTGCGACCACCTTCAGGTTTTTTGTGGAGTTCTTGAAACTGCCTTTGTAATACCTAGCGTCATCATGCGGTATTCTGAATTCTTCCCAATTTGCATCTAGCTCAAGAATGCTTTTGAGTTCCTCTTCAAGCGCCACAAACACACATAGGTCAATATGGAAATTTTTTCCGTCCGCTTTATATGGAGGGATATTAGATTCATTTAAGTACTCTACGACCGCCCGAATATCACCTTGCCACGTCAAATCAGAATACGAGAACGTAATAAATCTCCAAAGAGGGAAATTGAATTCTTCCACAGCGGCTTGAGCGCCGTCTTCGTATGCGCTCATTCCAATCACATAAGTTGGCTTTATTGCCTTGTTATTGTTCTTTATAAAATCTAAAAGCTGTAAGCCAAGGCCGGTTTCGACAGCCATATCTGCCCGTCTTGGAATATTTATATCTAGGATTATGAGTTCATACTTATTACTGGAAAGCAGTTGTTTGGCCTCGACGAGATCACCGGCGATGCTGACGCGCGAATATGCCATGTCATTTGCTGACATAACTGCCTCGGTTACCAGCCGTTTTTTCTCTGGCTCATCTTCAACAATGAGAACTCTCATCTCTAACTTCCTTTACAATTGTCGCGTCTAGAATAATCTGCAAGTCATTTTGCCAGTCTGTATTTGATTGAGCAAAATACACACTCCCTAGAAAATGATCTGGGAATTCATCCCTGCAAATATTGGTGATTTCGGTAAAGGACATTCGCTCGTCGCCATCACCAAAATCAGTAAGCTGAGTAACGACTATTGCCTTTATTGGTAGTTCTTTTAACTCTAATTTGGTTAGAAGATCGTAGCCCCCCAGCGGCCTTTGCCGACCCTCCCGCTTATTCGGCTTTTTATCAAAAGTTGGCAACGCCATATCCAAAATAAGCAAATCTGGCGTGCCCTGTTCGCACGCCCGCAATCCACTGTTGTAACTCCCATAAGATTCAATAACCGCGTCACTGATAGCATGCTGCAAGTACTCTTGCAGACGTCCAAGCTTGAGCAGGTCGTCTTCGATTATGAATATCTTCACACCATCCCCAAGTCGCTAATAGTTAGCGTTGCGGTAAAAGACCTATCCTGTAATTTGAGTTCCAGGACGTGGTTTTTCTTAACCTCATATTCCATCATTCGCCATATTTTCGAGAGCCCAGAACCTCCCTCAGTGCCAGCCTTGGTTAGTCCTGCTCCAGAATTATACCTTTCTCGGGCCAAGTGAATGCTCTCATTCAGTAAGTCGAGATCAACATGTTCCGCAATTGGATTTTTAACACTTACAACTAGCTCCTCCCCCTTGACATCAAATGAAATAGCAATGCCTCTTATGTCATTTTCAATTCCGCTGTGAATTATAATATTTTGCAGCAGAATGAATAATGTTTCGACCATGCTAGTGAGATATCGACCTTGAATCTTTTGGCTAGGCATGGATGAAATGGAGGGGAAGATCCTGTTGCTAATGTAGCAATTTTCAATCTGCTTAAGCGCCACTGCAAGAACAAGCTCAAGTTCAATATCATCTTGGCTGGATAGTTGAGGTCTATTAAACCAACCACAAATATCTTCAACTGTTTGCTGAACTTTTAGGCGACCCTCAATGACTTCGTGTTCAATTACAGAATATGCTTGAGCGCTAACATCACTGCGCAACCCTTCAAGGATCGTGTGAAAAGCTTGCTGGATTTGTGTCTCAAGGTTTTGCCGAATGTGTTGCTTGACGCGTGCAATTGAATTGTCCGTAAGGGTCCATGCAAGAGAAAGCAACTCGTTCATGAAGGCGTCGTAGTCGGAAATATTAATAAGCTTGTCCATCGACTGAGATCGTATTTCTTCAGTCAAGATGAACATAAAGAGGCCTGACGGATGTGCCTCTGTTGAGTAGATCCTGAGGTACTCTGTTAAATAGCTGTTGATCAGCGTTTCTATCCGTTTCGAGAACCTAACCAAAACCTTTTCAACTTTGCTTATGTCGTCAGTCAGGAGCTGTATTTTTTGTAAAATGGTGTAAGGCAGTCTGTACTCATCTTTTGACTTTGAGCACATCAGATGACGCAGCGCAGTTCTTATATGTCCCTCAAAAACGCCATGCCGTATGGCCGTCGAGAGATGTGTATCTAGACCATAAGCGGGATGTGCTGCAAATGCCTGTATAAAGTTCTGCACCATTGTGTTGAAAAGCGACTCGGTTTCAGATGCAGGCAGCTTGATATTCTTAAAGTCCAGACTTTTGTCATTAATGATGCGTTCTAGTGCCTTCGCAAGCTTTTCCGCTTGAACATTCAAGCTGGGCGAATCCCTGAGAACCAAATACCTGTTAAAAGTTTCCTTAAAAGTTGGTTCCAAATGATTTCGGAGGCCATCTTCGTCAATGTAGATCTTGCCGGATTGGAAGTGATGCCATATCGTCGCGAGTTTTTCGTTCCTGGTGATATCTTTAATTTCTGTCGAATAAATACTTTTGTTGGTTGGGTCAAGTGAAGCCAGCAACTGGCAGATAGCTATTCTTTCTTCCTCAATTTCTTCTACGGAATCATATGCGCTGCTGTCGTCCAATATTCTAGATATACAAACATATCTAAGGAAATGGACAAGCCTCTGTCGATGCTCTTCAGTTGAGGATATTTTTAGTTCTGACGGTCTATCTAGCTTTAGTTTTGCAATAATGTTTTCGTGTATGTTCGACAGCTTGCGCTCCCACTTTGGGTGCACGTGACGAGATGTGAGGTGTAGCAAAATTGCAGTGGCGACTGAGGACTTTAACTTTTTTATTTCCAATGCTGCTACAGACAAATCTTTAAGCGGGTAAAAAACTACGGCATTCGGATTAGCCAAGCAATGGTCTACGACGATATTAACTGAGCCCTCTATATCCCCCTTCGCGAAGAGCGATTGGAACAGGTAGGCAGTAACTCTGTCTATATGGCGTGGATCACCCATTTCAAGAGTCTGACGATAGAATTTTTCCGCACAGTCTAGCTTGCCATTCTTTAAGGCCAGATGACCCTTGTATATCAAGGAGCGATACTCGGGAAGTTTAAGGGTGTCGATTCCCCTGATCCCTTCCTCAAATGGGGCTTCTAAAAACTCAAATAGTTTCACAGGTTCAAGGCAACTGATTTCTCGATTGCTCGCCGGGTTGAAATTTATATAATCCTTGCTGATAGACTTTAGAATAGCCCAGCTCTTCGGATTGCACAGATTATTAGAAATAGCAGAAAGCTTTTCTTTATCAGTTGCACTGTCCGGCGAAACTACCTCATTCGTTCGATCTAGAAAAGCGGAAATACCATGCCAAATTGATGGTGTTGGAGCGAGCAGAGATAGTTTTTCCAGTCTCACCCTGGCCTTCACTTGGTCGCCGGAACAGGTGATAATTGAAGCCATCTCGCTGATGACCTCATCCTGCATGCTTAACGGTGCAGGCGCACTTCGATCAGTTACTATTTCTGAGGAATACACGTATGCATGAGCTTTTAACTCTATAGCATCCAATGCCTCGACCCTGATCTGCTCGTAGTTGCCGAGAGAATAATCTCTGTAGGAGTTGAGTAGCGCGTCATCAACGTCTAGTTCAGATATGCCAGTCAATATCAATAGTCGTTGAATATCTTTATCAGGAATCCAAGCAGAAAGCTTTAGAGCTTCGAGTATTTCTTCCTTTGGCACTTCCCCCTGAATGAATGCGAGTTGACAAACGCTGATATGTGCCAACATTCTATCAATCAAAGGCTGCGTCTGTTCATAAAATAGTATGATTTCTGGACTTCGGATTTTTTCTAAATTCGAAGGTATGATGTGATAAATGAAATAGTCAGTGACATTGTGCTGAATCTCTGACACTTCTCTATCAAGATCGTGAAATGTAACATTTTCTTCTGCGCGTATGCTTGCATGGTATGATAGAAGCGCTGCTTGTAGGCTTATGGAAGGCGTGTTGATCACTTCTTCTACATAGTCCTTCTGTTCTTTTAATCCATGCATTGCTTGTTTTAAATAGATTTTATTCTTGATAAGCCAAATTGAAAATCCAAACTCTTTTTGTATGTATTCGAGAGTGCGCTCGGCCTGTTCGTATTCACCTGCGAATAATGCTTTGTCGTATCTCTCTTTATGCTCAAAAAAAAGATAAAGTTTATTTTTGAAAATTGATAGTACTGCTGCACTCCAGATCAGTTCTTCTCCGGTAGATCCGGTTAGCAAACCTGGAAGCCCCTTTTTGATCAAGGACAAACTACTTGGGAATTGAGTTGGCGCGAGCAGCCCTAAGTAAGTGGAGTTTTGGCTGAGCTCTTGCAATATCTTGTGATAGCACCTGCTATCGGTTTTGAGCTTCGCCATGTTCAATCCGCCGCGCAAAGAAGTCGGCTTCTTTCTTCCCGATTTGCTAGAGAGGTGTATCTCTCTAACAAATTCTTTGTACGACGTTATCGGTTGCATCCTGCCTTTTGAAGTCATGTTCTAGCCAAATCCTGTTTGCGAAAACCTGAGTAATGCCAATACATTTTTAAAGCAGCACCTACGGAAAGGTAGGCTGATGCACGATAACTAAAATCAATCACCCCCTGATGCGAGTGACTTTTGGTAGTGGCCGTTAGCTATGCTAACCCAGTACCCATAGGTTGGGCACTGTCTGCTGCTCGTTCAACCGCGCCTCCTCGACCTGGAGCATCAAAAGCGGACAGTAACGTTGGAGCTAACCGGCCTGCCGGAGGCAGGTTCGCCATTCAAATGCGGCTGTTCGGAAAAAATTCAAGCATAGCTGACCAACGCGAATGCAAAACGGGAGGTCAAGTGGGTTGAAAATTCGTATTTACTATAACTAAAGCCTTTACCGCGCGGAATAGAGCTGCTTTTATAGCAGCGTGTGTTGCTGTGAATGCAGCGAGACGCCTTCCAAGAGCCCGACCATTGAGTCGGGTTTTTTGTGTCCATTGACAAGCCCTGCCATCGAGCAGGGCTTTTTCGTTTTCGGCTCCGCCATACCCATCGCTCCAAGCTGGGAGTGCTGCTGGAGCCGGACCTATTGCGCTCCCCGAAAGGGAGGAAACCGGATGACAAGCATGCCCGACAAACCAGACACATGGCTGCTCGTTCTCGCGTGGCTGGGGCAGCATGCGCCGACGATTTACGCCGGAGCATTGTCATTCGTGGTCGGTGCCTTGCGGATCATTTACGGCGGTGGCACGCGGCGACAGGCGTTGCTTGAAGCTTCACTGTGCACGCTGATCACTATTGGCTTGATTCCGTTACTGGAGTATTTCGGCTTACCGCAGAATTTCGCCACTGCTGCGGGTGTGTTCATCGGATTTCTTGGCGTGAAGAAGATCGCCGATCTGGCAGATCGGTTCGCCGACTTCCAATTTCCTAAATCGGATTCGGCGCCGTGAAGCGCAGCCTTTGGGTGCTGTCTTTTGTGCTCCTGCTGGCGTATGCCGCTACGGGCCACCTCCACTGTGGTGAGTCGCCGGGATGTCAGCCGCTCACTGCTCAATCATTCAGTCGTGAGATTTAGAGAATGGCCTACACCCAATACGAAACCGTCGTCGCCAACACTCCCGAGGAGTTGACGGCCAAGCTGGCTCAGGCTATTGCCGAAGGCTGGCAGCCCTACGGTAGCCCTGTCTCCATCACTGAAGGCTTTCAAGTGCTTCAGGCTGTGGTAAAGGGAACGAACAATGCCGCTGGCACTCCAGGCGACATCACCTCTGAACACATTTCGGACGCCTCGGATGTCGGCAAGGCCGTGCTGGTGAGCGTCGACGCCGCCGCTGCTCGTGTTGCTATCGGCAGTGGGACTTCAGACTTCTCCGGTAGTTACAATGATCTGAGCGACAAGCCGGCCATTCCCGCTGAGGGTGATGCCGCGCTGCTGGAAGCCGGTACCGACCTGATCGCGCATACCTGGTCTGCCAAACTGATTCATGACGAGATTGCCCGTCAGATTGCAGCGCTACCAGCATGAGCATCACATCCACAATCTCGACTGCCTCCGTTTTAAACGCGATCTTCAACCCGCGCAGGATCAGGGTTTCCAAACCCACCGGGGACCCTGGCAACTTCCAATGAACACGGGGCATAAGACTCGCGCAAACGCGTTAGCGGCACCCCTCTAGGGTTAGTTAACTGGTTAACTCCCTTGGTTAACTTAGCTGAAAGCCTTATGGGTTGTGGCTTACAGGGCGGTTAACTAAGGAGTTAACCTGGTTAACTCAGCCAACTGTCGAGTCGGCTGAAAGTCAGGCGGGCCGTGGCTTTCAGCCCGGTTAACTAAGGCAGTTAACCAAGAGTTAACTAAGCGATTAAAAAACGGTCATGAATTTGGCTGAAAGCCAGGCAGGCCCTGGCCTTGAGGTGGTTAACCTAGGAGTTAACCGACTAATTTACTCGGTTAACTCTCGGCCCCACCGGGTTAACCGTAAGGCATCGACATGACAGCACTCACCAAAGCGGAGTTCGCCGCTCGCCAAGGCTGGTCGAAACCCTATGTGTCGAAGTTGGCCAAGAGCGGTCGTTTGGTTCTGATGGCGGACGGCATGGTGGATGTCGAGGCTACGGACCGACTCCTGTTCAGCACCGCGGATCCGAGCAAAGCCAATGTGGCGGCGCGACATGAGCGCGAACGGATACAGCGCAGGCCGGAAGGCAATACCCCGGGCCCCCAGATCGAATACGAGCCTTCAGCCGTTCTTTCGCACCAGGCGCCATTGGCCGGCGAGGGCATCCCGGACTTTCAGGAGTCGCGCGCCTATCGCGAGTTTTATGAGTCACGCCTGACCGAGAGCGAGTTTCACAAGAATCGCGGCGCCCACGTCGAGTTGGAGGCCGTTAAAACGGCGGCGTACACGACCGGGCGGATGTTACGGGATCTGTTGCTGGGTATGCCGCCACAGTTGGCCCCCGAATTGGCCGCCATGAGTGATCACTGGCAAATCGAGAAGCACCTCACTGCCGCATTACGCCGGGTGCTGGACGATGCCGAGCGGATGTCTTCGACGGACCTCATCCATTCTTTGACTGCAGCGAGCTAATTCATGTCAGCGGAAATGCCCGACGGTGCAGCGGTGTACCGGGAGGCGTATTTCCGCGGGCTGCGGCCAGAGCCGGATGTCTGGATCGATCAGTGGGCTGACGAGTTCATGCGCATCCCGCGGGATGCAGGGGCAGCCGAACCCGGGCAGTACCGCACGGCGCGTACGCCGTATGCCCGCGAGCCCATGCGTTGTTTGTCACCAGCCCATCCGTGCAAGCGCGTGGTCACCATGGTGGCCTCGCAATTGATGAAAACCCAGATCGCTTTGAACTGGATTGGCGGTCTGATCCATATGGCACCGTCGAATATTCTCACGCTGTTGCCCAGCCTGGGGCTGGCCAAACGAGTCTCGTCGCGCATCGGCAAGACCATCAAAGCCACCCCGGTGCTACGTGAACGCGTGGCGGCGAACCGTTCGCGTGATGCGCGCAACACCATGGACACCAAAGAGTTCGAAGGTGGTTCGCTGTATGTCACCACCGCCGGATCGGCGGCGAACCTGTCGGAGTTGTCGGCCCGGTACATCTATGGTGATGAAGTGGATCGCTGGGTGGTGGACGTGGGCGAGGAGGGTGACCCGATTGAGCTGGCTGAAACCCGGGGCAGTACGTTTGGCCGTAACGCCAAGTTCTACTTTTCCAGTTCGCCGACGATCCGAGGCGCCTCGCGCATTGCCGATCTGTTCGAGACCAGCGACCAGCGTTTTTACTACGTGCCGTGCCCGAATTGCGGGCACATGCAAGTCCTGGAGTGGGAACGCCTGCATTACTCGACGGATTGCCAACGGGCACACTACGAGTGCGCCGGGCCTGACTGTGACGTGCTGATCGAAGAACATCACAAGGGTGAGATGTTGGCCAAGGGCGAGTGGCGCGCCCATGCCCAGGGCGATGGCGAAACCGTCGGTTTCAACCTCAATGCGTTGTACTCGCCGCCCGGCTGGACCGGTTGGGCCGCGCTGGCCAAGCAGTTCGAGAAGGCCAAGACCGCCATGTCCCGTGGTGATCTTGAGCCGATGCAGGTGTTCTACAACACCCGTCTGGCCAAGGTCTGGGACAGCGCCCAAGAGCAGACCAAAGCGGATGTGCTGATGGCTCGGGCACGCCTGGAAACCTATGGTTTGGGGTCGATGCCATTCGCCGTGCTGATGCTCACAGCCGCGGTCGATGTCCAGGCCAACCGGCTGGAATTCATGGTGGTGGGTTGGGGGGCCGGCATGGAGCGCTGGATCATCGACTATCAGGTGATCTGGGGCGATCCCTGCGACGAACGCACCTGGTCCGTGCTCGACGACAAACTCAAGGCGCGTTATCCGCATCCGTGTGGCGCTGACCTGACAATCCGGGCAGCCGGCATCGACTCCGGTGGCAACCACACCGACGAGGTGTACCAGTTCTGCCGGCTGCGGCGCTGGCGCAACATCTTCGCGGTCAAGGGCGCGAGCAAGTCGGGTCGGCCGGTCATTGCACAGCGGCCATCGATGATGGATGTCACCTGGAAGGGGTTAACCGAACGTAAGGGTGTCGAACTGTGGTTCATCGGTACCGACACGGCCAAGGACTGGATCTATAACCGCTACCCGGTGGAGGACGGTCCCGGCGCTCTGCACTTTGCCAACGACCTGCCGGATGATTTCTTCGCCCAGTGCGTCGCTGAGCGCAAGGTGACTCGGTACATCAAAGGCTACAAAAAAATTGAATGGGTCAAGGGTAAGGCGGAGCGCAACGAAGCCCTCGACTTGATGGTGTACAGCCTGGCGATGGCGCATTACCTGGGTCTGAATCGCTACAAGGAACACGACTGGGAACGAGTGAGAAGCGCCCTGTTGCAGGCGGCGCCTGCGGGTGAAAAATCCATTGCAGTCGAACGTGTCCGCACTCCGGCACCATCTCCGCAGCAACCGCCTGATCCCGTATCGCCACCGGCCAAGCCGGTAATAGCACCGCTGCCGATTGCACGGCCGCCACAGCGTCGAAGCTCCAGCAGCGGCTACCTCAAAAAACGACGCTGAGTGAAGGCGCACGGTTGCAACCCATGTTGTCTTATTACTTTAGAGCGATCCCCATGGCCTTTACCCAACAGCAACTCGATGCGGTCGAGAAGGCAATTGCGCGTGGCGAAAAAATCGTGCGTTACGCCGATCGCAACGTCGAGTACCGCGACATCGACGAATTGCTCAGGGCACGCGATGAAATTCGTAGCTCGTTGATCGCGGCGGCCGGACCTCGTTCGCGCATCGTTCGGCTTTACCATGGAGGCAAGGGACTGTAATGGCTCGTCACTTTCCCACCTTGGGCCGCAGCGGATTCTTGATTCCCTCGAACATCAAGGCTAGCTATGAAGGCGCGGCTGAAGGGCGTCGTTCCGCCAGTTGGGATGCGCCCGACGCCGGTTTCAACAGCATTGCCATTCCGGCGCTGCGTAACCTGCGCTCGCGTTCCCGCGCGGCAGTGCGCAACGACCCGTACGCCTTCAACATTATCGACAAGCGGGTCAGCAACCTGATCGGCACTGGCATCACGCCGCGGCCGAAAACCCAGGATGACGAGCTTCGGCATCTGCTGCAGGAACTCTGGGCCGACTGGACCGAAGAATCCGACGCCGATGGTCTCACCGACTTTTACGGACAGCAGGCGTTGATCGCGCGGACGGTGGAAACGGCCGGCGAATGTTTTGTCCGCCTGCGCCCGCGCAGCCTCGATGAGGGGCTGGTGGTGCCGCTGCAACTCCAGGTGCTGGCACCGGAGTTTGTGCCACACGACAAATTCGAAATGGCCCGTAACGGCAACGTCATTCGCGCCGGCATTGAGTTCAGCCCGGACAGTCGCCGGGTGGCGTACTGGATGTACCGCTCGCATCCCGGCGATGCCGCGTCGTTGAACAGTGGCTACAACCAGTTGGTGCGCGTACCGGCCAGCCAGGTGCTGCACATTTTTGAGCCGGTCGAACCGGGGCAGCTGCGTGGTCTGCCGCGTTTATCGCCGGTGCTCAAGCGCCTGCGCAGCCTGGACAACTACGACGATGCGGTGTTGTTTCGCCAGGAGGTGGCCAACCTGTTTGCCGGCTTTATCAAAAAGCCTTCACCGGATGACATCCAGACCCCGGTCGACCCGGTGACCGGTGCGCCGCTGAACCTCGCTTCGGATGGTTTCACACCGATGGTGGCGTTGGAGCCCGGGACCATGCAGGAGTTGTTGCCAGGCGAGGAGGTCGAGTTTTCCTCACCGCCAGATGCCGGCAACAACTACCCGGATTTTATGCGTCAGCAATTGATGGCGGCGGCGGCCGGTGCCGGAATGCCATACGAGATCCTCACCGGTGACATGCGCGAAGTGAACGATCGAGCACTGCGGGTGGTGCTCACCGAGTTCCGGCGTCGACTGGAGCAGCTGCAATTTGGTGTGTATGTGCACCAGTTGTGTCGCCCGGTGCGGGCCGCGTGGATGGACATGGCGGTGCTCAGCGGCGCCGTGTTGTTGCCGGACTACGCCCAACGACGCCGTGAGTACCTGCGTACACGCTGGGTGCCACAAGGCTGGGCCTATATCCATCCGGTTCAGGATGTTCAGTCACGCACGATGGAAGTGAACGCCGGCTTTGCCTCGCGCAGCGAAATGGTCCTGCGCACTGGTTATGACGCCGAAACGGTGGACGAAGAAAACGCCGCCGATGCCGAGCGCGCTCGGGGTAAAGGTCTTAATTACAGCACGCTCGTCGAACTGCTCCAGGCGCTCGACGACAAGGAGCAGACATGAGCAAGAAAACGCCGCCGCGCATTTACAACAAGGCCGGCCAGCCAGTGCCGGTGCAGGACAAAAGCTGGTACGCCGTGCACGCCAGCGGTGAAGCCACCGAGCGGGTGATTGAAGTCTTTGTATACGGCGAAATCGGCACCTGGGGCATTACGGCCAGTCAGTTCATGCAGGATCTGCGCGCGGTCGACGACGGCGTGTCGCCGGTGATCGCCGCGTTCAACAGCATCGGCGGCGACCTGTTCGACGGGTTGGCCATGCACAACACCTTGTCGCGGCTGGGCGAACGTTGCACGGCGCGTGTCGATGCATTAGCGGCGAGTGCGGCCAGTGTCGCGGTGTGCGGTGCACACAAGGTGGTGATTGCGTCCAATGCGATGTTGATGATCCACAACCCGTGGACCTATGCGGCTGGCGACGCCGAGAGCTTTCGCAAGGTGGCGGATGTCCTCGACCAAACCATGGAGGCGATCATCGCGGCCTACAAAGCCAAGGCACCGAACATTGATGAGGTGGAGTTACGGGGTTTGGTGGCCGCCGAAACCTGGCTGACAGCCAGTGAGGCAGTGGCGCTTGGGCTGGCCGATGAGGTGGGCGATGGGGTGCAGGTCAAAGCGTGTCTGGGTCAGGGCGGGGTAATGCAGCGTTATCAGCACACCCCAGCTGAACTGCTGGCCCAGCTCGATGAGTTGCCTGAGCCAGATCCGGAGCCGGCGCCAAACGATCCACCCAAGCCGGTGATGGACTCGGCCAAGCTGGCGTTGTTGATCACTCAGCGTTGCGCGGAGGCGGGGATCAGCAACCTGGTCGCGCCATTGCTCAGTTCGACCCAGCTTGAAAGCGAAGAAATCGTCCAGGCGGGGCTGACCCGGGCCAAGGCGGTGCATGACCTGTGTGTCGCGGCACGACTGCCAGAACTCAGCCTCGAGTATGTGGCCGCGGGGCTGGATGAGCCCGCGGTACGCGCGCGGCTGTTCGATAAGATCGTCAGCAGCGGCAACGGTTTTGAAATCGACAATAGCGTGCCCCTCAACGATGACCCTGCACCGAAGGTGCAGGCGAAACAACCGAATCCTTCTTCGATCTGGGCCGCCCGTCAGGCCGCCCATGCGGGGCAATCCAACAGTGCAAAGGGAGCATGAGCATGACCGTAAAGTACGAAACGCTACACGCTGGCGAGTTTCTGCTCTCCGAAGGGGCCGGAAAGATCTCTCGTGAATCCATTCTGGTGGCCGCCGGTGCTGCTTTGAGTGCCGGCCAGGTTCTGGGGCTGGTCACTGCGACCAATGAGTTTTTCCCCTACGATCCCGCCGCCACCGACGGCACCGAAGTGGCGGCCTGCATCCTCTACGGGCCGCTGGGCGAGTCGACCGAGGAGCGTCGCGCCAGTGCCGTGGTACGGCTGGCCGAGGTCAGCGAGGTGCATTTGACCGGTTTCGATGCTGAGGCCGAGGTTGCCTTGGCGGCTCAGTTTGTGATTGCCCGCTAAGTCAGTCCCCCCTATATCCCAACCCCGCCTCGTGCGGGGTTTTGCTTTTCTGGAGAGTCCCTTCATGGCCGACATTGGCATTTTTACCGACGACGTTTTTTCCGTGTCTTCGCTGACCGCGGCGATCAATGAGCAGGAATACCTTCCGGGTCGCATCAGCAGCCTGGGCCTGTTTCGCGAGGAAGGCATCAGCACCCTGACCGTGCAGATCGAAAAGGACGGCAACACCCTGGCCTTGGTGCCGGCGGGTGAGCGCGGCACCTCGGGTCTGGTCGTGGGTGCAAGCAAACGTCAGATGATTCCGTTCAACACCGTGCACCTGCCGCAGCGTTTCACCATCAAGGCCGACGAGATCCAAGGCATTCGCGCCTTTGGTACGACCACCGAGTTGCAGGCCGTGCAGGGCGTAGTGAACACGCGCCTGAGCAAGGCCAAGCGTCAGCTCGATGCCACCCATGAATTTCAACGCATGGGCGCGCTGAACGGCCTGGTGCTGGACGCGGATGGCTCGACGGTCCTGCTGAACATTTATCAGGCATTTGGTGTGGAGCAACAAAGCTTGTCCATGGGCCTGAACGACTCGGCGACGAAGATCCGGGTCAAGTGCGCCGAAGCGCTGGACATGCAGGACGATGAACTGGGTAGCGTCACCAGCTCGGGCGCGCGAGCCTTCTGTGGCAAGAATTTCTGGAACAAGCTGATCACGCACAAATCGGTTGAGGAAACTTACCTCAATACGATCCAAGCCGCGGAATTGCGTGGTGATGCGCGGGACAGCTTCGAGCTGGGCGGAATCGTCTGGGAGCGCTACCGCGGGCGCATCGCTGGCGTGTCGTTTATTCATGACGACACAGCATTGTTGATTCCCGAAGGCGTGCCGGAGCTGTACATCTCCTGTTTTGCCCCGGCGGACTACATGGAAACGGCCAATACCCAAGGCCTGCCGTATTACAGCAAGCTGGAGCCCTTGCCATTCAACAAGGGCATGGCCGGTGAAGCCCAGTCCAACCCATTGCACCTGTGCACGCGGCCACGGGCACAGATCCTGCTGACGCTCTGATCATGGCCTTTCGGGATCTGGTCGAGGCGATCGACAGCGTGGTGTTCGACACCCTGGCCGATGTCGGCTTCATCGAAGGCCGGCGCGTGCTGGGCATGTTCTCTGCGCCTTGGTTGCAGCCCAAGGTCGGGCGCTTGAACACCGGTCTGCGCGAGCCGTGCTTTCACATTCGGGTGGCCGATGCTCAGGGCGTTGAAAAAACCCAGACGGTGCACATCGATTTACCAGCCCTGGACGGTGGTGGCGAGTACACCCTGATTCACTTGGAACCGGCGGGTGATGGTCTGGTGGCCTTATCGTTGAGGTTAAAAGCATGAGTGCCGTGCCGGTTTCTCTGCAGTTTTCCGCAGACGATATGCAGGCTTTTAAACAGCTGGCCAAGGTGATGCCCAAGGCCGCTGTCGCGGCGCAACGGCGGGCAATCAACAAGACGTTGGGCTGGCTGGCCACACACATGGCGCGCGATGTTAGCAAGCAGGAGCGGATTGCCGTCCGCGCGGTGCGCCAGCGCTTGCGCAGCTATCCCATCAAAGGCCAGGGGCAGTTGGGCAAACTCTGGTTCGGCACCAACCCGATGGAGGCCAGCCGGATTGGTAATCCCCGGCAGGGCAAGGCCGGTGTCTCGGTGGCGGGGCGTCGCTACCAGGGCGCCTTTTACAAGCGCGTGTATGGCAACAAGGCGGACATCTGGATCCGCACCTCCAGCAAACATTTCAACCCGGATGACTATCCCGGCAGCAGCGCGTCCGCCGGTGAAGGCACAAGTTCGGGCTGGATTGCGGAAAACGACAATCGCTTTCCACTGGCCAAGGCCAAGGTTTCGCTCGAAGACGTTGAAGGTCCGTTTTACACCTGGGCCAACAAGGCCGACGAGCGTCTACTGGTCGTGTTCAAACAAGAGATGAACTTTGAACTGCACAAATACCTGAAGGGGAGCGCCCGTGTCTGATCCTGCCTTTTCGCTGGATGCGTTGTACGCCGCCATCGAGGACCACATCCGCCAGGCACTGCCTTCGGTGCGGTTTGTGGCGACCTGTCCGGACATTCAGGACCGGATAGCGTTGCCGGCGGTATTTCTCGAGCCGGTTGAGTTTGAGCCCGGGCCTGACATCGGCACCGGTGAAACCGTGTTGATCCAGCGCTTTGAAGCGCGGGTCATTGTTGCGCCCGAGTTGGCCCGTCATCAGCAACTTGGTGCCCAGTTGGCGGCACAACTTGCCGTTCTGTTGCGGGCACAAACCTGGGGGCTGGATAACGTCGAACAGGCGCAGTTTGTGGCCTCGCGTCAGGACTGGACCAAACCCGAACTGGATGGCTACACCGTGTGGACGGTGGAATGGACCCAGCAGATCTACCTCGGCGAGGTTGAGTGGCTTTGGCCTGTCGAGCCCCCGGGCACCCTGTACCTGAATGTCGATGGCTGCACCGGTACCGGCAATGAAGATCACTACTTTCAGCCGGAGGATCTGGCATGGAATACGCAAGCGCCGAACATGACCGGATGATCGCGGCGATGCTGATGCCCTGCGTGGTGGTCGGTATTGATCTGATGGCCGGCCGGGTGCGGGTCAAGGCCGGTACTTGGGTCAGTGCCTGGGTGCGCTGGCACAGCCTGGCCGCGGGTAAGGCACGTCATTGGCGTGCACCGAGCACGGGGGAGCAGGGCGTGCTGTTCAGCCCCAGCGGTGATCCGGCCATGGGCACCTTCATCCCGGGGCTGTATGGCAACGCCGGGGCACCACCGGACAACCGCGATCACGTCGAGGCCTGGTACTTCGACGATGGCGGCTCGCTGGTCTACGACTGGCAAGCCGGCAGCTACAGCATCGCATTACCCGACGGCAGCTGCGCAACCATCACGGTCGGAGGCTCGCAGCTTGACGTGACGCCGGAGCAAATCCGGGTGACTGCCAGCCAGATCACCCTGGTGGGTGAGGTGAGCATCGACGGTGCGTTGAGTGTATCCGGCGACATCACCGGCGCCGGCACGATCATGGATGCCGGGGGCAACAGCAGCAACCACTCGCATTGAGTGAACATTCACCTTCAGCCCGCCGCGCGCGGGCTTTTTCATGTCTGGAGAAAAACCATGACGAGTAAAACCAAGGAAGTCTCGACCGCCAACGAAGCGCCCTCGCCGGCCACGCTGAGCTTCTTTCGCGACACGCTGTACACGTCGCGGGTGCTGATTCTGCTGGAGGCCGAGCGCACCTTGAAAGTGGAAAAAGGGCGGGTCGCGGTGGCCTCGGATGACACGGTCGCGATCGAGTATTTGCATGGCCGCAAGGATTTTGTCGTGGTCGAGGGCTGATCACATGATCGGGATGATCGGACTGGACCGCCGCACCGGCCAACTCATTTCCGGACTCGATCACCTGCGCCAGTCCATCGAGGACATCTTGTCCACGCCCTTGGGCAGCCGACGCATGCGCCCGGAGTACGGCAGCAAGCTACGGCGCTTTGTCGACCTGCCGGTCAATGACGGCTGGAAAAGCGCCGTGCAGGCCGAGGTGGCCAGTACGCTCGGGCGTTGGGAGCCACGCCTGAAACTGGGCCGGGTGCGCGCCGTGGCCATCCTCGACGGGCGTATCACCTTTGAGCTGACCGGGCAGTACCTGGGCAGCGACGTGACTTTGGAGGTGTCCGCATGACTATGGAACTGGCGGCCCTGCCGCCGCCGCAAGTGCTTGAAGACCTCGACTTTGAAGTGGTCTACCAGGAGAAGCTGGAAGCCTTCCGCCTGAGCATGGGCGACAACTGGAGTGCGGAGCTCGAAAGCGACCCGGTGCTCAAGCTGATCGAGCAGGCCGCATATGGCGCCTTGCAGAACCGGGCGCGGGTCAACGACGCGGGCAAGGCCTTGCTGTTGGCCCACGCCGAGCGGGCCGACCTCGATCATCTGGCCGCCAACGTCAACCTGCAGCGCCTGGTGATTCAGGCCGGAGATCCGAGCACGGTGCCGCCGACGCCGCAGGTGCTCGAAGAGGACGATGCCCTGCGCGAGCGGGTCCAGCTGTCATATGAGGGGCTGACCACGGCCGGGCCGCGCAACAGCTACATCCTCCATGCGCGTAACGCCTCGGGTCTGGTGGCTGATGCCACAGCGGAAAGCCCGTCGCCGGCCGTGGTAGTGGTCACCGTGCTCAGCCTCGAAGGCAGTGGTGCGGCTTCGCCTGAACTGCTGGAGCAGGTCCGCTTGCACCTCAACGACGAAGACGTGCGGCCGGTGGCCGACCGCCTCACGGTGCAGAGCGCGGTGGTCATCGACTACCACATTGAAGCGGTGCTGTACCCGCAGGCACCGGGGCCCGAAAACGAAGCCTACCTGGCCGAAAGCCAGAAACGCCTGAGCGAGTGGATCAACCCGCGCCGCCGCCTCGGTCTGGAAGTGGCGCGCTCGGGGGTCGATGCGCAATTGCACGTTCCCGGCATCGCTCGGGTTGAGCTACTGGACTGGACCGATATCAAGCCGAGCAAGGCCGAGGCGGCGTACTGCACGGGCTACAACGTGGTGCTGGGAGCCAATCTGACATGAGCAGCCAGTTACCGCTCAACAGCACGCCACTGGAGCTGGCCGTGGAAGCGGCCAACTACGAAAACACACTGATCCCGCTGCGCAGTTTGTACAACGCCGACACCTGTCCCGAGCATTTGATGCCGTACCTCGCCTGGTCCTGGTCGGTGGACCGCTGGAACAACAACTGGACGCAGGAGGCCAAGCGCACGGCAATCCGTTCGGCGTACGACGTGCATGCGCGCAAAGGCACCATCGGCTCGTTACGGCGGGTGGTCGAGCCTTTGGGCTACCTGATCGATGTCGTGGAATGGTTCGACGCCGTGCCAGAAGGCGTGCCCGGTACGTTCGCCCTGGAGGTGGGGCTGAATGACGCCGGCATCACCGAGGAACTGTACGAGGAACTGGCGTGGTTGATCGACGACGCCCGCCCGGTCAGCCGGCACATGACCAACCTGGCGCTCAGTCTGCAGACCGAGGGTGTGTTGGGCATCGCCGTGTGCGTGCAAGAGGGCGAAGAGATCGACGTGTACCCACCAGCCCCGAAAGACATCGACGTGACCGGCATCTTTGGCCCGGCGCTCTGCGTCGATGAAACCGATACTTTGGACGTTTATCCCTATGATTGATAAGACCAGTCAGTTTTTTGCCATTCTCACGGCGGTCGGTGAAGCCAAACACGCCAATGCCATCGCCATGGGCCTGGACTGGATGTTCACCGAGATGGGCCTGGGCGATGCCAACGGCACCGACCCGATCCCTGACCGCCTGCAAACCGAGTTGATCCACGAATGGCGCCGGGCGCCGATCAACCAGATCCGCGTCGATCCGGCCAATCCCAACACGGTGATCACCGAACAGATCATCCCGCCAGAAGTCGGCGGTGAGTGGATTCGCGAGATTGGCCTGTACGATGTCGACGGCGACCTGGTGGCGGTGGCCAATTGCGCGCCGAGCTATAAACCGTTGTTGGCCCAAGGCACGGGCAAGACCCAAGTGGTGCGGATGAACTTCATCGTCAGCAGCTCGGCGAACATCGTGCTGAAGATCGACCCGGCCGTGGTGCTGGCCACGCGTGAATACGTGGACCTCAAGATCCAGGAGGAGCTGGCCAAACTGGATCACAAACAGTCAGCGCGGGTCGCGGCCATGGCTGCCATCACCCTGAACAACGTGCAGACCATTGATGACGTGGCCGTGGCCGCCGGTGACCGGGTACTGGTGACCGCCCAGGCGCAGGCGCAGGACAATGGACTCTATGTCGTCAGCGCCGACGGCTGGACGCGGGCCGCCGATGCCGACAACAGCCTGGAAGTCACCCCGGGGCTGTTTATCCACGTTGAGCAGGGCACGACCAACGGTGACAGCCTCTGGCAGTTGGTCACCGACGCGCCGATCACCCTGGGCACCACCGGTTTGCAATTCGAAATGATCGCGGGCGGCAGTGGGGGCGGTGTGGGCACGTTTCGCAGTGTCACCATCGATGCCCTTGGGCGTGTGATCGCTGGCACCAACCCGACCACCCTGGATGGCTACGGCATCACCGATGCCCTGGCGGTGAGTGAAAACCTGGGCGATGTCGAGGATGTGGCTGAGGCTCGGGACAACCTTGGATTGGGAACCGCCGCGATGGCGGACGTGCAATCCGATTTGGACGATGCCACGGTGGATGCGCTGATGAAGGTGGGCGCCTTTGGCTTGGGCGGGGCGGGCATCAGCCTGCCGGCAGGTACTGACCTCAACACCATCCGAACCAGCGGTTTTTATCGCCTCGAAGGAACGCCGGAAAACGGGCCATCGGGCGGCACCAACTCCGCGTTGATTGTCGGCAATGGGCGGGACGTGACGCTGCAATTGGTCGTGCAATACAACACCGGGGTGTTGTTCACACGCGGTGGCAGCGGTTCTGGATCAACCTGGTCGGCCTGGAAAACGCAGTGGGACAGTGCTTCGTTGATTAAACAAACGAACACCACCGATGCTGGCGCAGGGTGCGTATTGCTCAATGGTGCATTTGGCGTCGGAGGAGTAGCCCCCAATTTACCGGGCAATGACTTCAACGCCGCGCAGGTCGGTGGCACCTATACCTATACGGCCGACACCCTGAACCGTCCGAACATCTCCGGCGGTGATCATGGGCTGATGGTCCACATCGAACGATCGTACGGCAACCTGGCCTATCAAGAGGCGCGGGTGGCGAACAGCGCGAGCGCCTACCGTTACCGAACAGGGGACTTTGCCACCGGAACCTGGGGTGACTGGCAGAGCTTGTGGGATTCCAGCAACCTGGTTAAACAAATCTACCCCCAAGATGACACCCCAGGCCACGTACTGCTCGCGGGGGCATATGGCTTGGGCCAAGGAGGGATTGTCCTTCCCGACGGCACTGATCTAGACACAATCACCACCGTGGGCATTTACCGGGTGAACCCCGGCCCGAACGTTCCGAGTGGTGGCCAATTCTCCCCCATGCTGGTTGCGGTCAGTCAAGACACCCTCTGGCAACAAATCATCGGCTATAACACCGGCACAACGCTTACTCGTGGCGGTGTTCGGACCCCAGAGGGATTCGTATTCAGTGAGTGGGTAACGGGTTGGGACACTAGTAACTTTGACCCTGCTGCGTACCAGGCGGCACTGGGTTTCACTCCCGTGCAGCAAGGCGGGGTGGCGGGTCAGGACACCAACAAAATCTACATTGGCTATGAAAACGCCTCGGGCAAAATAAAAATACAGGTTGATGCGCAGAATTTCGGGGGGATCTGGACCGAAAGCAATTTTGATCCTGCTTCCATATTCTCGCTTCCCGTCGGCGTGCCGTTTCCATGGCCAACCGCTACGCCACCCGAGAAATGCGTTTTGATGGGGGGCCAGCCATTCAATGTCGAGTGGTACCCGGCATTGGCAGCGGTGTATCCCAGCGGCTTCCTGCCAGACATGCGCGCCGAGTCGATTCGTGGTTTGGATGGCGGGCGCGGAATTGACCCCGACTCTGGGCGGCCCGTGTTGAGCCTTCAACTCGACACGCTACAAAACATGACGGGCGAACTCAGGCTACAGGACGATGATTCGATGTTGCTGGTGAATACCGCGACCGGCGTATTTACGGCTACTGGTTACATGACGAGTGATATACCCGCTGCACCACGAGTCAGTACAACGGGCAACATGTCTGTAACTTTCAATCCTTCAGCCGTCGCCCGTGTGAGTACGGAAACCCGTATGCGTAACGTGGCGTACAACTACATCTGCAGGATGTATTGATGACTACTTTAGTGAATGGTTTTTTTGATGAGAGCGGTTGGATCGACGTTTACACGTTCAGTGAAACCACCACCGAATACCTCGGCCAACACGAAACCTATGTTAGCTGTGGCTGCGGTCTGCCAGCGGGCGCCACGTTGGAAGAGCCGCCCGAAACCGGGGACGGGGAGGTGGTGGTCTGGAGGGATGGCACGTGGCTGGTGGTGCCCGACTACCGAGGCGTGGCTTACCGCACCACCGACGGTGCCGAGGTGACGTATTCAATGCCGGGTGAGTTGCCACCCGAGCTGACGACTTTGCCACGCCCGAGTGCGGCCCATCTCTGGGGTGGTGTTGCCTGGGTGCTCGATGCCGCGCGCGATCTGGCGATTCAAAGCCAGCGAGAACGGTCATGGATCGAAAATGAACTGCATTGGGCGGGCAGAGAGATCGACAAGCATCTGGATGCGGACCCAGCCGCGCTCAACACTGAGCTGGCTTGGCGTACCTATCGCAACGAGCTGCGGGCCTGGCCTGGATCGTCGGACTTTCCGGCCAGTGATAAACGGCCGCTAAAGCCGGACAGATCGACCAGCACCGCGTCCTGACGCCCCGCATTGCCGGGGCGTTTTCTTTTCCATGCTGCACGTCACCGCACATCCCCACGGCCTCGCTTATGCGGGGCTTTTTCGTTTCTGGAGCATCACTCTATGAGTTTCTTTCACGGCGTCACCGTGACCTTGGTGGACACCGGCGCCCGGCATATCGCCACCCCGTCCGCGTCGATCATCGGCCTGTGCAACACCTTTACCGTGGCGCCACCGGCGACCGCGGCGGCCAACGAATTGCTGCTGATCACCCGCGAAAGCGAAGCGGTCGCCGCTTGGGGGCCGGACGCCGCGATCACGCAGGACTGCAAAGCCATTTTCAAACGGTCCAAGGCGGTGATTGTCGCCGTCGGCGTGCCGCTGCTGGAAGACCCGGCCGAGCAGCTGTCCGCGATCATCGGCGGGGTGTGGTCCGACGGCAGCCGTACCGGCATGCAGGCGTTGCTCAACGGCAAAAGCAAGTTCAACGCGCAGCCACGGTTGTTGGTGACGCCGCAGTACTCGGCGACGCTGGCGGTGGCCACCGAGCTGGTCGCGCTGGGCGACAAGATGCGGGCGATGGCCATCATCGACGGGCCGAACACCACCGACGAAGCCGCGATTGCGTATGCCGAAAACTTCGGCAGCAAACACGCCTACATGGTCGATCCCGGCGTGCAGTTCTGGGACACCGGAACCAGCGCTACCGTCAACGCACCAGCTTCAGCCTGGACCGCTGGCCTGTTTGCCTGGACCGATGCCACTTACGGTTTCTGGGCCTCGCCGTCGAACAAGGAGTTTGTCGGCATCACCGGCACCACGCGGCCGATCGAGTTTCTCGACGGCGATGCGTCCTGCCGGGCCAACGTGCTGAACAACGCGAACATCACCACGATCATTCGTGATGACGGGTACCGGCTGTGGGGCAACCGCACACTGTCCAGTGACCCGAAATGGAAGTTCGTCACCCGCGTACGCACGCTGGACATCGTCATGGACGCCATTCTCTACGCACACAAATGGGCCGTCGACCGCTCGATCACCGCGACCTATGTCAAGGACGTGACCGAGGGCCTGCAAGCCTTCATGCGCGACCTGAAGAATCAGGGCGCGATCATCAACTTCGAGGTGTATGCCGACGAAGAGCTGAACACCTCCAGCGAACTCAGCGACGGCAAGGTGTACTGGAACATTCGTTTCACTGACGTGCCGCCGGCCGAAAACCCGAACTTTCGCGTGGAGGTGACCGATCAGTGGATCACTGAAGTGCTCGATACCGCCGCCTAAGGAGGCCGCTTAATGATTCCGGAAGTGCTCTACAACACCAACCTGTTTGTCGACGGTATCAGCCTGCAGGGCGACGTGCCGAGTCTGACCCTGCCCAAGTTGACCCTCAAGACTGACGAGTACCGCGCCGGCGGCATGGACGCGCCGGTCGAGATCGACATGGGCACCGAAAAACTGGAGGCCAGCTTCATTACCAACGGCGTGCGCCGCGAGGTGCTGAAGTTTTTTGGTCAGGCTGATCTGACCGCGTTCAACGCCTCGTTCCGCGGAGCCTTCAAGGGCCAGAAAGGCTCGGTCAAGGCGGTGGTCGCCACCCTGCGCGGCAGCCTCAAGGAAGTCGACCCGGGGGACTGGAAGCCGGGCGAAAAGGGCGAGTTCAAGTACGCCGTTGCGGTGACCTATTACAAGCTGGAAATCGACGGCAGCGTGATGTTTGAAATCGACCCCCTCAACTCGATCCGTGTCGTCGATGGCACCGATCAACTGGCCGCCGTGCGGTCTGCCCTGGGCATGTAAGGAATAACACCATGAGCAATTCAAAAGACAACGTCCTGCCGAAATGGCTGCAACTGGGCAGCGGCATTGCCACCGTGACCCTGTCCCGGGCGAGCCAGGCCAACGGCATTCAGGTCGACAAACTAACCCTGCGCGAACCGACGGTGCGCGAGATGCGCGCCGCCACCTTGCAGGGCGGTAGCAACGAAGAAGAACAGGAAATGGTTTTGTTCTGCAGCCTGGCGAGCATCGGCCGCGCGGATCTGGAGGGGCTGCTGATGCGTGATTATCGTCGTCTGCAGACCGCCTATTTTCGTGTGGGAGCAGACGACGGGGTTTAACCCCAAGCTGCAAAAAGCCCTGGCCAAACGCTTGGCCGTCGAGCTGAACTTTTCGGCGGCCGAGATTCAGGGGCTGTCGTTTTCCGAGATGGTTTGGTGGCTCACGGACTGAGCCTAATCCCGTCGCACACAGGTAACCTGCATGGCGAACAAACTCTCGCTCGGGCTGGTGATTGGCGGTGCCGTCGATTCCTCACTCGGCGCCGCCTTCAAGAATGTCAGCGGCGAAATGAAAAAGCTCGAGGCGCAAACCACCCGCGCCAAGGGCTTGCAGAAAGTCATCGGCGAGACCATGCGTCTACGCGATGAATGGAAAAAAGCCCACGACAGTGGCGCGGCCAATGCCGACGCCTTGCTACGCAAACTGGAAACCAACACCAACAGCCTGCGCAAGCAAGGTGTCGAAGTCGGGCGCCTACGTCAGGAGTACCTGGCGCTGGGCAAGGTGGTGCGCAGTGCCGAGTTCAAAGCCAAAGGCATGGGGCAGGTCGAGGAGGGACGGGAGAGCCTGCGCAGTGGAATCGGCACGGCGGTGGCCGGCACCACGCTGGCTGCGGTGCCGACCAAGGTCAGCGCGGACTTTCAGGCGATCATCCGGGACATCGCGATCAAGTCCGGTACCGCCAACACCCAACAGGAAGTGGACACCGCCCGCGACATCGTCCAGACCTCAAAAGACAGCGGCATGGCCAACACCCAGGTGGCGGACCTGGTGAACCAGTTGGTCGGCGGCGGCATGGAGTTGGCCGAAGCGCTGAAGTACGCCCCGGTGGCCGCCAAGTTTGCGGTCGGGCAGGGCGCGTCGGGCACCGACACGGCGAAGATGATTCTGGCGATGCAGAACAACGCCAAGATCACCGATCCCCAGAAAATGGAACAGGCCTTGGCGTCGGTCGCGTTGCTGGGCCAGCAAGGCAGCTTCGAGGCGGCCGACATGGCCAAGTGGTTTCCGGAACTGTTGGCGCAGATGGCCAGCAGCGGCATCAGCGGACAGGAGGCGGTGACCCAGTTGGGCGCCATGTTGCAGGTGCAGATCAAGAGCGCCGGCAGCGCCGATGAGGCGGCCAACAACCTGAAAAACTGGATTGCGAAAATCGGTTCGGGGGAAACGGTCAAAGGTTATGCCGATGCCGGGATCGACTATCAGGGCTCGATGAACGCCGCCATTGGCAAAGGCCTGTCGACCTTTGAAGCCAGCTTCGAACTGGCGCGTCGGTATGTGGAAAAGACCGACCCGAAAAAGGCCAAGCAGCTGAGTCAGGGGCTGACCCAAATCAGCCAGGAGACGGACCCGGCCAAGGCGCAAGCGATGGCCGATGCCTTGGCCGCCACTTTGCGTACCGGCGATCTGTTTGCCGACATGCAGGTCAAGACGGCCCTGATGGCGTACACCCAGAACAAAAAATTCTACGCGGAGCTGAAAAAAGGCGCTTCGGACCCCGACGGCCCGCGCAAGGACATTCTCGACAAAAACCTGAACGAACGTCGCGAAAGCTCGTCGCAACGCTGGGCCGAAACCGGTCAGGCGTTCAACGATTCGCTGCGTGCGATCGGTGATGCCCTGCGGCCGGCGACGGATGCGCTGGCCACCGGTATCGGTGCGGCAGCGCGTGGCTTGACCGCCTTGTCCGAGGAGACGCCCAAGGTGGTGCTGGGCCTGGCGGCGTTGAGTGCCGGAGCGTTGCTGGCGGGCAAGGCCTGGGCCGCGCTGAAGATCGGTCGGGGGCTGGTGAACATCGCGCGCGGTTCGGCCGGCGACCGGTCCAATATCGTGCAGCGGGTATTCGTGACCAACGCGAATGACGGCGATGACGACGGGCTGGATCACGGCAAAGAAGGGAAGGGCGGAAAGGGCAAAGGCCCTGCAAGTCGGCTGTCCCGTGGCCTGAAAGTGGGTGGGGCGCTGGCGGCGGTCGGTGCCGGCGTTCAGGTGTTGGACACTTACCAGAATGCGACCACTCGCGATGAGAAGGCCGAAGGCTATGGCGAGGTGGCGGGTGGGCTTGCCGGTGGATTGGCTGGCGCCGCCGCCGGTGCCGCCATCGGTTCGGTCATACCGTTGTTGGGCACCGCAGTGGGCGGAATGATCGGTGCCTGGCTCGGGGCGTGGGGCGGCGGCGACGTGGGCGCGACCATGGGCAAGGCTTTATTTGGTGGGCCGGACACGCCAATCGTACCCAAAGCACCGCTCGGCATCTTTCCCATGGCCGCCGGCCAGGGGGTTGGCGCGGTCGTGCGCTCGATGGAAAACGCCCCCACCGCGCCGGTCACGGTGGCGGCATTGATGTCGAGCACCGCGGCTAAGACACCCGAGTGGCCGAAGGTCGATCAGCAATTCACCTTCGCCCCGGCCCCGGTTTTTCAGGTGCACGGCGATGTGAAAGACCCGGCACAGTTGGTCCAGGAATTGATGCCGTACCTGCGCCGTCAGTTTGAAGACTTCGCCCGGGAAACACGTGCCCGGCAGTTGTTTGATGCACCCCACGTGGGTTGAGGACGTGAAATGGCGGATGAAAAAACTTACCTGGAACACCTGCAAGGTGGGCTGAAGTACATGGTCGACGCGGGGGAGGCCGGGCGCACTGACCTGGAGTCCATGACTGGACCCATGAATGGCGCGCTCAATGAGATCAGTGGGGCGGCCGATGCGCTGGAAGGTCTGCCCTTTATCAGCGAGGACCTTAGCGACAAGACCCGGCGTCTGCAGGATGCGATCAACTCGGCGCAGGCAAAGATTGGCAAGGTCGCCAGTTACTACAACCAGACCCAGCGAGCGCTGGCCCAGTTTGATGAGCACTTTTCCGCGCTGACCGAACAGATCGGCCGGTTTGGCGCGGCGTTCAGCAAGGTGGCCGGTAAGGCCAATGCTGCGTTGGGCAACATCCTGCCCACGGAATGGTTTGCCGGCGACATGACGCCGATAGCCGACGCGGTGAAGCCGTTCCCACACTTGCTTATTCTCTATCCGCTCAAGGCCAATGAGCGGCCGTACTACTTCAACCTGGACACCGCGGCGTTTGACGAACTGCGGCGGCAGACGTCGTTTCGTTGGGCCGCGCAGGAGCGCCTGACGCGGCGTCCGGCGCAGCAGGCGGTGGGCCTGGGGGAGGAAAAAATCACCATCAAGGGCGCGATCTACCCGAGCTTTAAAGGCGGGCTGAAGCAGCTGGATACGCTGCGCAGCATCGGCGCCAAGTTGCTGCCACTGAACCTGACCACGGGTTATGGCGAGGTGCTGGGCAACTGGTGTTTGACCAATATTGAAGAAGAGCAAAGCGCCTTACTGCCCGGGGCGATCCCGCGCAAGCAGGGCTTTTCATTGGAGTTTGTCCGCTATGGCGATGACCTGCAGAACAGCTGACGGGGATCTGCTCGACACCCTGTGCCACCACTATTACGGCCACCTGAACCGCAGCGTCGAGGCGGTGCTGGCCGCCAATCAGGGCCTGGCCGATGAGCCGCAGCCATTCCGGGCCGGCGTGCTGATCACACTGCCGGAGCTGGTGGTGGAGCCGGACAGCGTCATTTCGTTGTGGGATTGATGGACTACACTCGTGTCGCTCATCGTTTACAACTCCTTACTTTCTTGCCCGCCTTGTGCGGGTTTTTTTTGGAAAAAATCCATGACGCCGAATTTTCGTATCGTGGCCGACGGTGCCAACATCACCAGCCTGATCAATGATCGTCTGGTGTCGCTGCAGCTTTCCGACCGGCCCGGGATGGCCTCGGACTCATTTGAGTTGCGCATCGATGACCGTGACGGCGCGGTGTCGCTGCCCGTGCGTGGTGCGAGTATTGAGGTTTATCTGGGTTATGCCGGCGCCGACCTGACGCGCATGGGCCGCTACACCGTGGACGAGGTGGCCGTCTCCGGCCCACCGGACACGCTGGTGATCAGCGGCAAGGCCAGCGACATGCGCGGCAGCGGCAAAACCACCCGCAGTGGCAGTTGGGAGGACGTCAGCCTGGCGCAGATCGTCGGCGATGTGGCGGCGCGCAACGGCTGGCAGCCGTCATGCCCGGTCGACACCCGGGTGCCGCGCATGGATCAGCTCAATGAATCCGACTTCAACTTCATCACCCGCTTGGCCAAGAAACACGACTGCACCGCCAAGGTGGCTGACGGCAAACTGTTGGTCCTGCCGCGACAGGGCGGGCAGAGCGCGAGTGGTAAGGCTTTGGCTGTGATCACGCTACGGCGCAGCGATGTGACCCGCTGGCAGTTTCGCTTGAGCGACCGCAGTGCCCATCAAGGGGTCAGCACCCAGTACCAGGACCCGGCCAGCGGCGAGCTGCTCATCTCGCACCTGGACAATCCCAATGTGCCCGAGGGCTTGCCGCCGGTGCATACCGATCGACACCTCTATCCGGACCGCACGGCGGCCGACGAAGCGGCGAAGGCACGCCTAGCCGCGTTCAACCGCTCGACGGCCTCGGTGCGTCTGGACCTGCCCGGTCGGACCGACCTGTTTGCCGAAATCATGATTGAGGCGCAAGGCTTCAAGCGCGGGCTCGATGGCGATTACCTGGTGGAGTCGGTCGATCACACCTTCACCCCGTCCGGGTGGACGGTGTCGGTCGAGTGCAATGGCGGCAAGGAGGGCAAGGCCAAAGCCTCCGGCAAGCCGCAGAAAGTCGTGCTTGAAGTGCCGGATTGATTGCCTGGGGCGCGAGAGTCGTGCCCGGGCAAAGAAGTTTGAGTCTCAAAGTAAAAGGAGCGGCCAGTCTGGATGCGTCAACATTCAGACTGGCCACCGTCCCCGCAGATTGTCCCTGCAAGTCCCGCCAAGGCTCCTGCTCTGTGCACAAAGCGGAGCGAGCCTAGCACCTGTTCATTTATACAGTAAAGGTCTTGCTATCCATGTCTACCCCCATCATCCCTTGGATGGGCGGCAAACGCCGCCTGGCCGATCGTCTTATCCCGCTTTTTCCACCCCACGAATGCTACGTCGAAGTCTTTGCTGGCGGCGCCGCGCTGTATTTCATGCGGCCCCAGGCTGCCCCCGTCGAAGTGCTCAACGACATTAATGGCGATTTGGTGACGCTGTATCGCGTCGTGCAGAATCACCTCGAGGAGTTCGTGCGCCAGTTTAAGTGGGCGCTCAGCTCGCGCCAGGTGTTTGAGTGGCAGAAGATGACCCGCGTCGAAACCCTTACCGACATCCAGCGCGCCGCCCGATTCTTCTACCTGCAGCACCATGCCTTCGCCGGCAAGGTCTCTGGGCAGACCTTCGGTACTGCGACCACCACTCCGTCAATTAACCTGCTTCGAATCGAGGAGAACCTCTCGGCTGCCTGGCAGCGCCTGTCCGGTACCTACGTGGAGAACCTGCCTTGGCTGGACTGCGCCGAACGTTACGACCGTGACCACACTTTCCACTACATGGACCCGCCGTACTGGCAGACCGCCGGTTATGGCGTCGATTTCCCGTTTGAGAATTACGAACGCATGGCCGACTTCATGCGCCGCTGCAAGGGCAGAGTAATGGTCAGCATCAATGACCACCCGGACATTCGCCGGGTGTTTGAAGGCTTTCACTTCGAAACGCTGGATATTCGCTACTCTAATACTAACCAACGGCAAGGTAAGGCCGAGGTGAGCGGAGAGTTGGTGATCATGAACTGGGAGCCGGCAGCGTTGGGAGGATTATTCTGATTTCTTTTTAGGGGATGCGCTGCAAATACCTATGCATCAAGGTGGACGCTGATAGCCGCTAGCGTTTTTTGCAATCAACCGACTAACATGAAGTGGCTATTTGCCATTTTGGCAAGGTCCTGGTTGACTTTTTTGAACCCCATGATCACAAGTTTTTGTGAAGGGAGAAGCAATGGAAGCTCAGCAAGAAAAAGTTTTTTTCGACGAGCGAGAGGTAAAAGTTACCAACAGCCGGTTCATTCTGCCTGGGCAAAAGACCTTTGCGATGAGCGGTGTGACGGCAGTAAAAACCTCTCAAATCAATCCAAACCGTGCTGGCCCAATAGTGCTCCTCATCATCGGAGCGTCTATTGGGTATAACAAAGGAATTGATGCCATTTCAGTAGCCCTGGTTGTTGCAGGCCTAGCTTGGTTCTTCATACAAAAAACCATCTATACAATTGTACTCACCACTTCGTCTGGAGAGCAGCAGGCTTTGCAGGACTCTGATCTATCTTGGATTTCCAGGGTGGTCGCCGCGCTGAATGACTCAATAATTCATCGTGGATAGGCACGGGCGGGATCAATAGAAGGCAGGTAGGGGCTGGGGGAGTTGGGGACAGACTACGATTTTTTGGCCCAATCACAAATCGACCCAGGCTGTGTGAAAACATTTAAGAGCAAGTTTGACAGTCGGAATCGGAACGAAAATAGCGTTCCTACGTAAAATTTACGTCGGTTGACTAACCAATCGCCGACAGATTTTACGTGGTAACGCAGACTTCAAAACGGCGCATGCGTTTTCACACAGCCTGGACCCAAAGCTGACGGTGACAACCGGCAGAAATCGCCCTGTGTAAAAACTCCCGCTGAAATTCAACGTGCGCGTAGCTACGTGAAATCCTTGGAATTTTGCTGGGATGGAATGCTCAGAATTAGTTTGGAGACGCCGAAACTGATCATCATACGATCAGTGCTCGATGCTCAAAACGTTTTTACACGGCCTAGGCCAATTGCGGACAATCGGGCAATATCTGCCAATCGCAAAAGTTGGTGGACAAGTACACGATGTCCACCCTACTCAAATATCAAGTTTGTGTAGGGTGATAAAACCGTGAAGCGTTTCCCACGAATTCCTATCTGGGCCACCTCGCCAATATTTTTTGAATGATCAAAGCGCGCTTGGTCGTGAGTTACGGAGTCCGCCATATACCTTAACTGTTGAGCTTTATATATCTATCTAATGCTGTTAATGACTCGTAGGCATTAATTCTAGGATAATTTTTTCCGGTGTTTTTGACGTTGTCAGAAATACTGTCTTCATCAACTATCCATTTGGATGTTGATCTTAAAACGTCCTGCAATAGACTCACTTCCGGTAATTTTCCTGTTAGCCGCAAATGGTGTTCTTGAAGGAGAAGAATAACTCCAGCCACAGTTGGGGCAGCCTGGCTTGTCCCATCCTGAATAGAAGTGGCCGTGTCACTGCTAGCACCCGCCGAGGTAGCTGAAGCACCAGCAGAGAATACGTCAGTATAACAGTCAGGACTTGTTTCTTTTGATAGCCTTTGAGTAAAGGGAGTTATTTGATCGGCTCGCGTATCGCTGGCAATAGCTCCGTTTTTATATTCTCTTTTTCCTACGGATGAGTCGTAAACTGCCCCTACAGATATAGCTTCTCTAAATATTGCTGGAATGCTCATGCCTTCTTCTTGGAAATTAAAGTAGTCATTCCCTGCTGCAATCACGACAGCTATATTTTTTTCATTTAATTCTCTAATTATGTTATGTATATGCGGGTAGTCCTCGCGTGCTTGTAGGTCCTCTTTCAGGTTTATGCCAGGAACGCCAAGAGACATATTTACAGCTGTAATATTATATTCAGCATGGTTCTCGGAAACCCAGATTAGAGCACTGGTCATTGGTTCTAAACTACCAGCGGGCAGTACTTTTAATGGAACAATATTGGCGGCCGGTGCCATTCCCATCCTTTCATCATTTGTTCCTGCTGCAATCAAGCCAGCTACATTGGTGCCGTGCCCATTGTAGTCTGTGACAATATTTGGCTCTCCATTGTCATCATCAGTAAAATTTCTTGAGGCTATCACACGACCGCTAAAGCATTCGTGAGATACGCGCAATCCTGTATCAAGGACAGCTACGGCTAATCCTGTTCCACTAACTTTGAAAGTATCCCTTGCCAGTTTTGCCCAAAGCAATATGTCAATTTGAACATCAAAGGTTGTGAGAAGTGAGGGCTTTAATATTTTTGGTGGGGTGGGTTCTGGTATAAAGAGTTTCATTTTTTAACCCTATCGCCTTGATGCGAAAATTAAATATGTTCGAAAAAGGCCGCCTAACGACGGCCTTCTATCTCAATTGGCTTCTTTATTGGCAAACCAAGATTTTGCAGCAATAATTATGAGTTGGCCAGCTACCTTGCCCGCAAGACCTGGTATCAAGCCTGTAAGAGTGCCGAGAAAACCGATAATCAAATCCTTGTTTCTAACTAAATCATCGGAGTTAATTCCACCCAAAACATCGGGGGAGGCCGCAATGGCTTCATTTATCTCAGCTTCCATTTGTTCTACTGACTGCTGTGTCAAGATCATAGCTTTGCTCCGTTGGCTGAAACTATTATCAAGCATCGTGTGGCCAATCGGAGTCTAGCCAAAAAAGGCTTTTAGGCGAGAAATAGACGCAGAAATTCTTGCTATAATTGATATATCTAAAAGCGATATGAAAATCACAGTTGTGTGTTGAGAGGGGGTAGATGTGGCCGATTTTTTAATGACTAAAAGTTTAAGTTCTTTTTAGTTATATCGAGGTGTGAGCTGTTTATTGATTTAACTTTTCTAGTTTGGCAAAGGGAGTTGAATTAAAATTTATGTTCAGATTGTCGCTGTCATCATTGGCGGTGGGGGCATTTTTCTTGCCGCGCTGCTCAGCGCCGTCGGCTACTTTATGAGGGCGATTCATCTTGATTAAAAAAACAAGTGCTCTTCGAGTTCTCTATTACCTGCTGGAAATAAGATGTGCGATCAATACAATCCTCATTGATCTTACGGTCATATATAAAGCGTGCTAAAAAGGGGACGGCTTTATGTGCGCCAGGCAAAGCTTGGTCGCTTGGGATTAACGGCGCAAGCCGTCATGAAATGGCGTAAAAAAACTCAGCGGGTACGAACCCCACCCGGTAAAGGCTAGCCACCCACCGGAAGCGAGTCTTACGTGGTGTCCGGGTAAACTGGGAGAAAGCAGCGCAGCTATTAAAGTTGCTTACCTAGCCAGCACCTCGAATTAGCAAACCCTGTTACTGAGGAGCCGGATGCGTGGATTGCGCACGTCCGGATCTGTGGGAGGCCGACTCAGGTAACTGGCCAGTCGCCCCCGACTTTCCCTACTCTAAATGCCCGCTCTTGGCCGATTGCCGTCACTCCGGCGCCATCATCACTGCGAGCGTCATTTTGATGAACTCTTCGTTCTTGTCGATAGCTTCAAGGGCGCCGCGCACGTTGTCGGCGACATCGGCCGATCCTCGCTGCTCGACCCAGTTCGAAAGTTCCAGGATTGCGGCTTCAAGGGCAAGTTGATTTTCGTTGAGCTTGAATAGCAGGGAAGGGAGCAGGTCAGAGTTTGGCAT